TACCATCAAGAATCACGCTGGTACAGGGTTCCACATAGGTCACGGTTTTCTTTTTATCTGCACTGACCTGGCGCTGGCAGACTTCCAACCATGAACGCTGGGTACCTGGAGCAAACGCATGAGGATCGGACACGGTCCGTTGGCCCAATGTCGTGGTCTCTGTCAGATTATGCACAGGGACAAACGAATTGGTCGAACAACCCACGATGAATAGCATCATGAAACTGAATAGCACAGACAAACCTTTGAACATAAGAACCTCCTTGTGAATGTTAAATGGGGGACTATCAACTATCTATATAGGTAGTTTAGGAAAATGCTTGGACTTCATGAGATTCATGTCTTCAGCATTCGCCGCAATTTTTTGCTTGAGGCTCACACTGACCAAACGCGCCGCGACTTCAATCTCCAGGCCTGTCTGCTCACAGAGATAGATGATCGCTTCCAGATGGGTCATCTGATGTTCGACCACAGTCTGTTCGACCTTAATAGAAAAATCGAATTGTTCTTGTTTGGTTGGCATTACTTTTTCGTGGTATTTGTTGTCACTGAGACATACAAACGCTCAAACAGTTCATGATCGGCCACTTCCGCTTCAAAATCTTGCTTGAAGAATGTTTTGACAAGCTTATTGAAGATTTTCTTGGGGATTTCAGTTTCCGCCACGATCTTCTTGACCGTTTCTGTGACGTATTCCCGTTCACCGCGAGCCCGTGTCATGGCACCCGCACATTCTTTCACGCCATGATAAATCTTGGATCGTTTCTCGTCGGAGAGATTGTTGATACTAAAATCGCCCTTGGGGGTCTTGGACACTTTACTCATGATCGAGGCTCCCTATAAATTTACAGTTATTGAAATGGTATCGAGGCATCGCATTTTAGCTACATGTTCTCTCCTTTCTTGATTTGGAATAATGTGGTGGTTCATTCGTCTCTATAAAAAATATGATGATCAATTTGGACCACTCGCTTCTTGTGATTTGCCCATGATGGATATACATATGAGGCATGAAAAAATTTCGCATCCCCCACTTGAGAGAGTATAGCACGACTGAAGGTGTTTGTCAAGACTCTTTTTGCAAGATCGTGTGATTCATGCCATATTTTAAAATTCACCTTTCGAGTCGGCTCACAATGAAAGGAGAACTGGCAGATTCGTTTCTCATTGACCACAAAGGATTGTGTGATTACACCACAAATGGAATTGGGGTATCTCCGACTCACGAACCGATTCACGATGACCAGTGCCACCGCTTCTTTTCCTGCGACACTTTCCCGTCCTGCCTCATAGTAAATGGCGCGGGTCAGGCATTGGACATCTTTCGGTTTAGTCTTATAAGGTACAAAGATTGGATGTTGCTCAAACATTGGCGGAGGGGTGGAATGATGGGTTTCCTCATAGAGGATTCCCATAGAACCGAGGAGGAGAGTGATTCCCAGAAGGATTCTACTAAGACAGTGCCCCATACGTTTTTAATACCTTATATAAATCGTCTAGATGATCTCTAGTCTTTTCACAAAAGATGGTAGGCTTGGTCTGACCTTCGACGGCAATTAATACCGCAAGCTGAGGTACCCGGAGGCCTGTGCGTTCATTAATCATCAAGGCATAGGCAGCACATTGTAACAAGTAATGATGGACCCATTCACGGCGCTTGGGTTTGCTTGAGGTTTTATAATCCACGACCGTGAGTACCCCATCAATGGAAATGATCACATCACACGTACCGGCAAGTTTGAGGGTGTCGGAATAGAGGGGAACTTCGGTACCGTGGACGGTCTCGACATGTTTATCTAACCATGGGCGAAGCTGTCGGAATAACTTATCGGTGCGCTCAGGCAACTCAATGATGGTTGAAGGTGTGAGGTCGTTATTCAGATAGGATTCACAGACTTTATGGAGATTCGTGCCTCGCCCGGCTGCATCACTGGCTACTCTCGTGGCTTCGTGTTCGCCGACTCGTTTCCTCCAGGCGATAATCACCCCTTGGTTAATCTTCCCCATGACACTTGAGACGGATGGATAGCGAGCACCAGACGGGGTCAAGTAGGTGCGCCCCTGGGAGGAGTTTTCTTGAATCAATTGATAGGTTAATCCATCCAGAGGTGCATGTTCGAAATTCTTCAAAATGGACACCGCTCCCGATAGGAGGTTTCGGCAATCAAAAAATCCTTGACCAGATCATCGCGTACAATGTCCTGTGTCCCGAATTCAATGCAGCAAAATTTTCCCATATCACGAAGGATTTCCATAAAATGTCCAAGTCCTGTGCGTTCATCATGCCGCTGAAGATCCGATTGGCGATAATCACCACAGAAAATCAGACGGCAGTTCTTGCCTATGCGCGTGATAATGGTATGCAATTCATGATAGGACATATTCTGCATTTCATCGACCACAATGACCGCGTCGGAGAATGTGACCCCGCGCAGGTATGAGGTGGTGGTAAACTTCAAACTCCCTCTACCTTTGAGGTGTTCATAGCCATCGGCTCGTTCAAGAAGGTCATTACAGATATCACGATAGGGATCTTCATAGACTGCAATTTTTTCCTTTAAGGTACCTGGCATGAACCCAATTTCGCGTGACGGTACAACAGAGCGAACGATAATCACTTTATCGTATAACGGAATAATCTGGGCCGGGGTTGGGAGCGTCATCATCAAGGCCAGATTCAGAGAAATAAACGTCTTCCCTGTGCCTGCCACACCATGGAGTAAGAGATGATCGCCTCTGTGAAAGGCCTTGAATGTGTCGGATTGATTGATCGTGAGCGGCTTGACTCGTCGGAGGATTAGTGGTGATGCCACAATATCTACGGGCTTGCGTTTGGCCATGCGCGTTCCACCTTTCGATGTTAGAAATAAAATGTCTCACAGATTCCATTATATTTCTCGGCTGCCTTTATATGAGCGGGATTCGATGTTACCAACTTTGGTATGACCATCATGGGAGGTGGCTTTCTTCCAGTAACGTTTCATGGGTTCAAGGATTCCGTGACGAAAATCATCAGGAACCTTCTGTACCCCCAAATGGAAGGGATCACCAATTCTGGTAGCAGCAAGAAAGACGATGCTATATTGCGGGTTTGTCGCTTGCCACTCCGATTGCGCCTGAATTGTGGCAAACGTATATTCAACAATCTCTTTGGTCTCGATATGCTGAAATGAATTTGTTACCATAATGTGTATTTAGCCTCGTTGACGGATACGGCCATTCGTATCCGTCTATCATTCCTTCTGTCTTAGACTGCAACGAGTTCGTTCGACTCGACCGCATCAGCGACCGGAACCGCGACTGTCGCTGTTGGAGCAACGGCCTTGGTGAGTCCGATAAGATCAGGAACGATAGCCCCTGCGTTTCGGCGTCCCTGCAAATGGGCCAGCATTGTCTCCCGATTCGTTAGGGTATAGGTCGTATTCTGTTTTGAGCCGGCCCGGGTAATCAGGGCCCCGCGCTTCTTGAGTTCCCACATATAGGTAGGAATGCGCCCCGGGGCGACAAGGTTCAGTGTTCCTAGAATTTCACTATGGCTCACTGTACGCATTGACGGACCCATCATGAGGACCACCAAAATTTGCTCAGCCACCGACATCTTCTTATGTAACGTACCGGACATACAAACCTCCATTAAATAATTGCACCGAGTTTATTACCATGTATTAAGTATAGCACATTCCCACCGACTTGTCAAGTCTTTTTTATGGTTATGGTATCCTTTCTTCGTTCATCAGACGGATAAGCTCCTTGGGTGTCATAGTATACCGAATACCATGACTCGCCGAACGGATCACACCACTATTCAAAAGTAAACGAACAGCTTTCCTTCGTTGCTTTCGACGGCGCCATATATCTTTAATATATTGTAACATGATTACTTCGCTTTCGTTTTTGTCTTTTTCTTTGGTCCATTGGTGACCCAGGTGTTGAGGGACTTCCTCAAGCTGACCGATCCTTGCTTCCAGGACATGCCGTGCCCCTTGGCTTCCTGCGGCATGCCGGGCCCCTTGGGTGGAGGCAACAGTGCCGGACCAAACGAATAGGCATCATGAGGCTTGATCTGCTTGATTTTGCCTCCATCGGCGACCCATTCATCCACCATGGCCTTCAGTTCCTCACGGGTGATCTCTTTGTTTGCTAATAGTTCATCACGTACTTGCATTGAATACTCCTTTAATAAATTACACCGAGTTAGTATTGCAGATCCTTCGGGGTTCTCCGAGTCTTCTTGTGGGGTTTTGGTTTCTTGGCCTTTAGTTGGGTAATGATATCACGAAGTTCTGAATTTTCAGCTATCCAGACCATCGCCGATTCCCTGGCATCATTATGTCTGCGGGTCATTATGCCTAGCAAGTTTTCCAACTTTTCAATCTTCTCCAAGGCGATTTGGTGCTGTTCTCTTAGGGCAACATTTTCATCTTCGACTTGGTTTTTGCGAATCAGGGCTTGTGTATAGACTTCTTCCCTGGCCTCATCATAGGTTGAGAGTTTGTTGATAATGTCCTCAGATTCTTGATTCCGCTGTCTCAGGGACTTGATAATCAACCAAGGCAGAAAGCGTTTCAGATTCAGCGCATACCCTAGCATGGCCAAGAACATACCCAACAACAACGCAAACGCCACCCACACATTCCATGTCATTTCCATTATGATTTTCCTTCCATTGTACACAACATCAGTGAGGCGATCCCATAACACAACCAAATCACGGCCCACTTGGGGTGCCCATGGTACAGTGAGTGGGACATGGCTGCCATATTCACGATCCCATTGACCATCACAAAGTAATTCATGCGCCGTCTTCCTGGGCATCATCCGCCCCGTTTCCTGCTTCGATATCTTCAAAGACCAAGGGTGTCAACGGTCCTTCGTTCAGCTTCACACAGTCCTGATACATCAGGAGGCTCTCATTCAAATCCTCGATGCGGTCGGCCAGATAGAGGCGGAGTTTCTCGGTCCATTCAGCATCCTCTGTACCAGAAGCCAGGCGGACCAGGCACTTCTGGATATCCTCGGTCCGCTTGCCGAGCCACCAGAGTAGATCCGATTCTGACGGCGGATGGGGTTGTGAGGGGTCTAATGGTTCATCTAATACAATACTCATTCTTGCGATCCTTTCGGTTTTTCATCACCTTCGATGGTCTTCTTGAAGTAGATCCTGGCGGCTTCGTGGTAGATCACGATCCCCTCAGCTTTCACGAAACCGGGGGCGGCCACACTCCCAAAACTGGCAAGACGACCCAGACAATGTTCGATGTTAATTTGGTCGAATAGTCCCTGATACAACACAGGCACGACATGGCAGCATTTCGGTCGCACGGCATCATCGGTCCAGAGATGGGTATTGAAGAGACTGAACCGCTTCTCTGTCAGACCATACTTTCGCTGAATCGCCTGACCCCACCATTCGCCATAATGACGACCGATACCGAGTCCGGCAATCAGTTCATCTTTGTGTTCTAAGGCCCATCGACCAAAGCCATGATTGTCAGAAGTCAGACCTTGGGGTGTCAGGAGCCAGAGGTTTCTGGAACCGGCATACAATTCGCCGTCTTCTGTCACAAGGATCTGGCCGTTGGTGCCGTCAATCTTTTCGGTCACCGTGCATTCACGGCTCAGTCGCGCAATCTTATTAAAGCTTTCAAATTCTGGTGTTATCTTCGTCATATTCCCAATTCCTTTCGACACACAGGACCGATACCAAATTCCCGGCTTACTTCATCAGTCAACTGCTTTTTGCAATGACCACAACGTCCGATCTGTTTCCCGAACCGCTTCAGAGCGCCGATGGGGTCCTTGGCAATTTCTGTGAAAATGGCAGAACGTTCCTGATAGTCTCGCATGGGCAGATGATTTTCCCCGCTGACTTCGCTCAGGAAGATATGGCCGAGCCACTTGCCTTCTGCCGGTTTCCTCACCTGATAGAACCTCAATGTGCCATCGGTCGGATGATTCACGGCATAATATCCTTGTTCGATCTTTGCGCCAATCCAAACGGGGGTCAGCTTCACGTTTGCGGGGCGTGGTGCCCAGGGAAGTCCAACAAGCCAAGAAATCATATCAATCATCCCTCGTTTGGTGAAGGTACCGATAGACATGAGCAACTTAGTACGCTGTTCCTCACTCAACTGCTTTTTCTCGACCAATGACTTGAAATAACTGATCTGCTTATCAGAGGGACCCAGGGCGCCAGGCTGCGGCATCGCGGGTGCTTGCGTTTGTGGGACTGCTATTTGTGACCAGAGACTCATGATTAGAACACCCAACCCGTCTGAATCGTGACCATGTTCAACCCGATATTCGCGCCATCAGAGACATTCAACCCCAAGGCTTTTCCGTTCGACATATGCCACAACTCAACACCCAAGCGAAAATCTTTGTATCCTACGCTCACTTGCCCACCCAGACCAAACTGGGTCCGCTGAGGCAATTCGATCACTGGATGATCCACGAAAGAAACACCGAATCGCGGCGTCAACGTGACACTGTAATCCGGCAAAGGTTCATATTTGAACCCGTATTGTAACTCGGTGCCATAGAATCCGTTGGTCGTCGCTTTCGCATTCACGCCCCAGCCCTTGTCGCAAGTCTGCACTGAGACAATGGCCGCGTTTCCTACGCTGGTTTTGTGTTTGGTGTCTTTGAAATGAAAATCCGTGGAGGCCATGAATCCTGCCATGAGGACCGGCGCCAGACATAATGTACCAACTTCTCTGATGTTCATCTAAATCCCCTTTTTGATCTCTGTTCTCTGCTACAGTATTAGTATCTCATAGCGGGGCGAGAAAAGCAAGCAAAAAATGGTAGATTAGAGAATTATAATGTTCCTGGAAGTCCAATAAAATCAACTACTTATAAGTCATTGATATCATTGAGATGTTCGATATTAGTGGGGAGTGGATCGCATAGGACAAAGCGGTATCTGGTATATTCCTCGGTTTTTGTTTTGCTAACACAACGTAAACTGGCTAGCCGACAAAAACGCTCTAAATCGCCCTCAAACGAGAGATCGTCACAACAGGCGATCAATTCATCACCTGGCGATAGTTCGTTGATCCTGAGCCGAATGTGGAGGATTGGGAAGGGACATACCATGCCCCGGCAATCGACAATTGGGATACCGTAATCTGACATCATTATTCCTGTAATAATTCAGCTTTACTTTCGTTGGTCGATTCTTTTGCCAGGGACGAGAGATTTTGGCGCATCAGGGCGACCAACTTACTTTGTAGGACGGCAATATTCCCTTCGTTCTTTTCGATTTGTGCGACTAATTCTCTGATCTGTTCATCGACGGTTTTCATGTTCATTCCTCCGATCATAATCAGCGAACTCCGATGCCGTTTCTTGGTATCGAGGTTCCCGATAGGGTTTAGGTTTTTTGGTCTGCTGAACGTCCTTTTCCTTATTGTCCCGAAACTTCTGTGGCTTTTTATTCTTTTCTATCAACCGAGTGCCGAACATGTCCTGTTCTCCTTTATATGAATTATTCTGCGCTTGCACGACCATCATCGATATGATGATGCTGAAAATCTAACCAGGCATGTCCCAATTCATGCAAGAGGATATACCGTTTTCTGTTGAGAGGAAGACTTTTCCGAATATAGATGGTGCGCCGATCCACTTCCCAAAGACCGTCGGAACCATGATCTTTTCGATTGAAATCACCATTATTAAGTTGCTTCACGATGATGATATACCCAAACGGCAGGACCACCTTTCGGGGAATCCTGGCTTGTCCTACGTGTGCCATGGTAGTGAGTCTCCGTGTTGTGATACCATATACTGATTGCCGTTGACAAAGAATTGTAATGCGGGTGAAGTTGATGATGCTCCTAAACGATAATTGACCGTATGTTGTTTGGTGCTTCGGCAATTCTGAAAATAATGAAGCAGATTCCCAAAAAATTGTCGATCTGCCGCATACTGACCATACCAGGTATGCCCGACACGTACCGCAATTTCCCGCGGTATGGCAAAACAGGAGGTGTCAATATGATGGGTATCGACCGTGCCAGCAATCGGATACTTAGGACCCAGGCTTTCGCAATTGTCGGGACACAAGAATTCACCTTTGAGGGAGACGATATTCCGAAGGGTAAATGCCCAGGAACCTGGGGTCAGGACCTTTCGATAGGCCTCAATAAAATTTGGTTCCACAAAGTTATCTTCGTCCATGTAGCAGATCACATCTTCGTTCACCAAAAATGACGCGGCCGCATAGGCGCGATGACCATACCATCCACCCGCACCAATGTTTTCCGTGAGCCAAATAAATTTGATTTTATCTGTGAGTCCCACGCGCATGACGATCTTATTCACGGCCGCATTGTATTGAGAACCATCGACGATGATATAATGCACACAGTCCTGGTGCTTCAAGGACTCAATACATTGTTCCAGTTCAGGTTTACCAATCGTCGGTGTGACCACAGCAATAGTTCCAGTGAACATTATGCCTTGACCTCCCATGGCATATCAGGATAGGCTTGCTTGACTAGTGCGGCGGTCAAATGGGGAACACTGAGGGTCTTCCGAATGACAGATTCCAACAAGAAGGCTTCATCCTTGTGGAGACAGGCCAATAAGGTATGGAGATTCTGTTGAGCTTTGCGAGGCGTCATGGTCCCTACCCTGGATGGATGATTCTTGATAAAGACATACAATTTTTTCACTTCTTGTTCCAGATAGGCCAAATTCAGTCCAGCCGGATCGACCGATGGCTTATATTTCGGGACTTCCACCTCAAACACCGTGGCAGGATTGAAGGCATAGTTCAAAAATTCCTTGAGCCCAGGGCTCGTATATTCACGGAGTATTCGCACTCGTTCCGCATCGTTGGGGGCGAGTTTGACCTTATCGAAAATTTCTGAGAATAAGTAAATCATGATATCCCTTCTAAAATTCATCAATCACGGAGATTAACTGAGTGAGTTGCTTCTTGACGAGGTATTGGAGAAATTGAGTTCTAGTGGCCTTCGGCGCCTCCGTATGGGCGGCGATGATCTCAGTTTTCAGGATCGTGGGGATATGCTTCAGATCGATCAACATCTGATTCCGATGATAATTCCGTAACATATTCGTGTCACAGAATGCCTCTGGTGGTTGAATCAACCATTGCAGTAATTTCTTTTCTGAGATAGGTTTCTGTCGTCCACCGGAGACAAACACATCATCAGGGGAGAGGATATTGGGTATACCATCATCCTTGTCGCCGCGAATGATCAGTTGCTTCAATTGCATGGCCGGCAATGATTCAACAATAAACTTTTTAAGCACTGGGGCATATTGTCGGACATTACCATCAATTTGTAACTGAGGAAAGTCTTTATCGCCAGAGATAATCAGAACAGGCTCCTTCGCCGCGAAATGAGGCACCAGCGTACCAATCACATCATCAGCTTCGGCCCCATCTACCTTGACAGAGGTATAGGGCGTATAAAGGAATAATTCACCTAGGATGGTCTTCATGTGGATATGGATCGAGTCCCAATCGAACGTGGAACTAATACGATTCGCGGCTCGCCTTGCTTTATAGTGTGGAAAGAGATTCCTGCGCCAGTAGGTCGAGGAATCGAATGCCAGCACCACCCCGATGGATTGGGAAGAATTCGCATAGACTTGTTTGAATTTATTGACGTTGCTCCGAAGAGAATTCAAGACAATCGCCCTGAGCAAGTCTTCATTGATTGGGGCATCCTTTTGCATCGCAATGTGTTGGAACATCGACGCATAGGCGATATTTGAGATGTCAATGATAATCATAATATGGGTATCGTTATAGAACTTTGAGTAACAGACAATCCTTATTTATACGTCCAGTAAGTAGCTTCTCTTTGGCATGAATAGCTGCCAGAAAATGTTTGGTGACCACCTTTCCTGCGCTGATTAACTGGGGGATCTGTTCTGTGGGCTTTCGTAGCGTTTTCCCCACAGAACGGGATTCGGTATAATTCAAAATAGAGGAACCTTTGACAGATAATCCCTCGTCCGTGTCGGCAATATAGACACCCAATTGTCGGGTCTTGATATTAAACACATACAACGCCGAGGCCCCAATGATCTTTTTGGTATCGATGGAACTGATTGATTGCTCCCCGAATTGCTCTGGTTCCGTATGATACTTGAGTTTCTTGGTGAGTTGTTCGGGGGTCTTGATTTTTTTCTTTCGGGGTGCCTTCTGTTGAATCACCTCTCTGATGGTCAATAGCGCATCCGAGATGATTTGATCGGTATAGGATTCCAGTTTCATAATTTCTGGTACCGTAAAATTTGAATATCCTTCGACCAACTGTGCGTCGGTTCCTGCCAGAACAATTCGATATTCGTCCCGCATTTGTTTAAACTTATTGATGATTGCTGGAATCTGATCGCGGGTCAGTTCGTGCTTTTGGATGATCGTCAAAGGCGATTGGCTCCGCTTACAGTCCGAAAGAATATATTCATCCACGGCCTGATCCAAGGCACCAAGACATGCAGAGAGTTGGGCCTGTGAGGATGTATTGGCGGCTTTGACTTTGACTGGCTTGGGTCGATCTGAGGTATCGCCCTTGAGTGTATTGATCGCGGGTAATGTGGTGTCCTGTTCCATTTTCTGTATGGCTTCCTGGAGCCACACCGACGCATTATGTGACAGCACGGCGCCACGCATCAGCATTCGGCACACATAGCCTAGTGTATTGGGGCGACTCTTGATTTTGGTTTCGGTATAGGCAATATTATGTTTGGTACAAAAGGTCTGTAGGTATTTGTGAGCATGGGAGGTGTCTCGATGCTGATTATACCAGTTAAGGTGTCGGCATAGTTCCATTTCTTCTAGAGGCGCCGCACCATTAAAGGTGGGTTCTTCCCCGCCACTGATGGCATGAAGTCTGGATTCGTTGGATTCTTTTTTTGAAGAAGGCATAATTCCTCGCGTTATGTAATAATATTTCTGGGATCAGGAAGATTGTTCTCTGGTGGACCAAATGGGTATCGATCATCGATGATTGGGGCATATCTGGTAAAGACAAATGAAGGGGTACACGGACATCGAAGCACCAGAGGCGCATTAATTGCTTTACAATTCGGGCAACGCCAACCTTCCGGTACATCAGCCGACTTACCTTCACAAAACACAGAAGGAGAGTCCGTCAACGGCCACGGTCGATGCTCGGCAAATACTATGGTCGCTTTGCTGGAAAAATCGTAATTGAGTATACCTGGTCCGCCGGCTGAACCTCCCCGCGGTTCTCCGTCACATCGACCTGTTCGTCTACACGCACCTGAGCAATTACAGACAGACATCATGCACCTATTTAGAATCGTATGTTGGCGTCATCCCCATCTTTGTCTATGCCACGCTCATAAATGGCCGAGGTGGCCACCACTGTGACCTTGACATAGGTGGGGGTACCACACTTGGGGCAATCATACGGTGAATGCCTGTTGAT